AGAGAAATCCTTTTCAAAGCCAAGCGGCTGAGTGATGGTGCATGGGTGGAAGGTTATCTATACCGACTCCATGATAGCTTAAATCCCTTTATTATGTTCAGAAATCGGCATGGTGAAGCTTACGAGGTTGACCCCTCCACGGTTTGTCAGTACACCGGACTGACCGACAAGAACGGGAAGAAGATTTTTGAGGGGGATATCATCCGTTGGACTAACTGGAAGGACGAGCAAAAGGAAGCCCCCGTATGCTATGACCCAGAGTGGAATAGATTTTGCGTTTGGCTGAATGGCGCTGAAAGTATGGGCGTAAACAAGCACCTTTCAACAAGCGGAATTGAGATCGTTGGCTCCATCCACGACGGGGAGGGCGGACATTGAAGCCAAATGCTTTGATATCCAAGATAGAGGCCAAATATAACGCCCTTTTCCATCTGAAAATGGACATGCTGATGCAGATGGGACAAGATGCTGCCATGATTGCCGCTCACGAGGTCCTCCAGCTTGGCCCCGGTAGGTCTGAGGCTTTCTGGACCGCATACATAGAAGCCATGAACGGTATGGCACGGATGGTCTGTGAGGATCAGCAGGACGATGGTGAGTTCGTCTATGCCAAAGCAAAGATTGACGAGCAGATCAGGGCCATTGTTGGAGATGACCTGTTTAAACCCTGGGAGGAGAGATATGGTCGAAATCTGTGACAAGGGGAAAACCTGCGTCTACTGGCGAGGTATCAATAATTCCAAGGATGCGCCCTTTTGCAACCATCTATTAGATACCGGATGCCGTAGAGTGGGAGACGTGGACCACTGTGAATCCAAGGAAATAGGAAAGCGGAAAAAAAGAGTATCCTTTGACTGCCCTCTGGAACAGCAGGGATTATAAGGATGGTGGTAGGATGAACGAGTTTCCAGAGCGGCTAAGAAGGTTAAGGGAGTCTATGAGGCCGGTCAGGAGCATGACGGTTACATCACAGCTAATGGGCTTAAGCCCTGATGCATTACGAAAATATGAGAGAGGGGAAGTGGAGCCAAAAATGACAGCCCTAAAGCTGATTGCGGCATATTATCACATTAGCCTCGATGAACTCTGCAAAATGGAGGAAGAGTAAGCCCTAAACTTTCATAATCTCATAGAAAATATTGCGAATTCATAAAGTTTTATGAGTGAGCAGAAATATGTATGCGACAATGGGAGTGTGGGAGCGTATACACCTGCGCTCCCATTCGCTTCTTCTATTTCCTCCTCAACCCCGGCGCTTGCCGGGGTACATACGCCGCACGAGCGCATCAGCCCACACATCCGGGCCGGAGGGTCTCGCCCTCCATGCGGCAACATCGCCCTTTACGGGCATTAGACAATGCGCTCCAAAGGCCAAGGAGCTGACTGCGGAAAGACGCTTACCCCAAGGATTAAAGCAACCGTTGCCCTGGGGGATAGGTAACGGAGCCCGCCTGTCATGGAGGCGGAAGCGGCGGCAGCTATGACCTGCCCCGGCGCTATCCCGCTGAAAACTGCCTTATGTGTACCAGGACGGAATGACCGGCCGCACATAAGGGTGTGACAATTAAGCGGGAAGCGCACATGTGATACTCGGCGTTATAGGCAGATGGATTATCCGAGTTAAACGTCCTCTGCTGCAATTATGTGATGATGGAGCAAGAATGATGGAAAAAATCAAAATCATTGCAGAATTTATCTGCCTTGTTCTTATGATCGTAAATGCTTATTTAGCCTTCAAATCAAAGGAGAAAGACGACCTAAACGGAATGGTCTGGAACTTGTCTTTTATGATTTTTATGAGTACCTGTATCAGATAGTCAAAAATATGCCGAGTGCTGTAGCAGAAGGCCGGACCGCAGCCATGGGAACGGCGGCGAGGTCGTGGCGGCTCATTACCCGCCTCTCGGCTCCAGAGAAGTTCGGTGTATGCCGGACAAAGCATCATCCATGTGGTGGTGCTTTATATGCCGCTCCTCGCCGCATGAGGCGGGCGGTGGCACCAGGACGCAAGTCCTTACAGAGCAGGCCCCCGGAAAGCCTGACCAAACCCGGAGCATACCCCGGAAGGGGTATATATGCCGTGCCTCGTTGCGGGAGATGGGGGCGGAAAGCTTAAATTGAGGGGTAACGCATGGCGGGATATGCCCCCGCCACCTCTCCTAACATATACGAAAGGAGACCTCTCACATGAACAAAATGAAGCTCTTTGAAAGCCCAGAGTTTGGAGTCATCCGCACTGTTGAAGTAAAGGGCGAACCGTGGCTGGTAGGCAAGGATGTTGCCCAGGCCCTGGGGTACAGCAACCCACGTGATGCGCTCGATCGGCACGTGGATGACGAGGATAAAGCTAACGTCGGGATTCACGACGGCAGCCAGTCCAGAAACATGACCATCATCAACGAGAGTGGCCTGTATTCTCTGGTGCTCTCCAGCAAACTTCCCACAGCAAAAAAATTCAAGCGGTGGGTAACAAGCGAAGTGATTCCATCTGTCCGTAAGCATGGAGCTTACATGACCCCAGAAACTCTTGAGGCGGCAATCTTGAATCCAGATGTGATGATCCAGTTGTGTACAGCCTTAAAAGGAGAGCAGGACAAAAGAAAAGCGCTGGAGGCAGAACTGGACAGAAGCAGGGAATGGTATTCCATCAAGAGAGTCGCACACATGAACGGACGATCTCATAAAGACTTTGACTGGAGAAAACTGAAAAATGTCAGTGAGCGGATGGGCTATGGAGTTAGAAAGATCTTCGACGCGAACTATGGCGAGGTAAATATTTACCATATGAAAGTGTGGGAAAATGTTTACCCCAATATGGAGCTTTGATACAAGGGCGTGCCCGTCTCGCTGAAATGATGGGAGGGGGGAGGGTACGGGAAATTTTGATTGAGGTGGTGAGCCCATTGTGGCGAAAGGCAAATATCAACGGTGGCTGGAGCCGGATGGGCTCTTGCTACTTGAAGGATGGGCACGGGATGGGCTGACAGATGAACAGCTTGCGGAAAAGATTGGTATATCCGCAACCACGCTATACGATTGGAAAAACAAGTTCCCTGAGTTTTCGGAGGCCATAAAAAAGGGCAAAGAAATCGTGGATATCCAGGTGGAAAACGCTCTTCTGAAACGGGCCCTGGGCTACGAGTACATGGAGGAGCGGGTAGAGATCAGCGAAAAGGACGGGCGAAAGGTCATCCAGACCGTTAAGACAGTGATTCCGGATACCACGGCGCAAATCTTCTGGCTGAAGAACCGAAGACCGGACAGGTGGAGGGACAAGCCCATCGAAAAAACAAGTGAGGATATGGAAGTCAAGGTGGTCATAGATGTCTGAGGTGCGCTTATCTACTGTACTTGGCCCCGCATTTCATTTGCTGGCCCGTGATGTATTTCAGCACGGACATACACACTACGACCTGTCCGGCGGCCGAGGCTCACTGAAATCCTCCTGTGTGTCCTTACTAGTTCCGTTGCTGCTGATAAACAACCCAGGGACTCACGCCCTTGTGCTCCGAAAGGTAGCTAATACGATTCGAGACAGTGTATACGCACAATATCTCTGGGGCATTGGAGAGCTTGGAATGGCAGAATACTGGGATGCAAAGGTGCAGCCTATGGAACTGATTTATAGGCCAACCGGCCAGAAAATTATGTTCCGGGGTGCGGATGATCCCATGAAAATCAAGTCTATCAAGGTTCCCTTTGGCTATATCGCCGTCACCCATTTTGAGGAGAAAGATCAGTTCGCTGGTCGGGCTGAGATCCGAACTATACTGCAATCTACCATGAGAGGTGGGTCGAAGTTCTGGAATTTTGAGAGCTACAATCCACCAATCAGCCGGGATAACTGGGCCAACAAGGACAGTTTGGAGGAGCGGGTGGACAGGCTGTGCCACAAGAGTACATACCTTGAGGCCCCGCCAGAGTGGCTGGGAGCGCAGTTCATGGCGGAAGCCGAGCACCTGAAAGCCACAGATGAGCGGGCGTACCGTCATGAATATCTAGGTGAAGCTGTTGGAACTGGCGGGAACGTATTCGAAAACCTTGAGTTGCGGGAGATCACAGACAAAGAGATTGCGTCTTTTGACAAGATTTATCAAGGCGTGGACTGGGGCTGGTTTCCTGACCCCTTTGCCTTTATCCGCCTCCACTATGATCGGGCCAGAGAGACGATTTATCTGATGGACGAGATATACCAAAATAAGCTGACCAACGAGGCGAGCGGGAAGTTGATTCTTTCCAAAGGGTACAAGGACGCTTACATTACCTGCGACAGCGCAGAGCCTAAATCATCAGCAGACTACCGGGCGATGGGGCTCCCAGCCAAAGAAGCAATTAAAGGCTCTGGGAGTGTAGAGTACGGCATGAAGTGGCTCCAGAGGCGGAAGATTGTCATTGACCGCAGAAGAACGCCAAATGCATACAACGAGTTTGTGAATTATGAGTATGAGCGAAATAAGGACGGAGAAATTATCAGCGGTTATCCTGATGAGAACAATCACCTGATTGACGCTACTAGATATGCCCTGGAGAGAGTATTCCGAAGGATGGGAATAACGGCATGAATATTACAGAAAAACTGAAAGAGCTTGGTTACTCCACGGTGCCGGAGGAGTTTTACACAAAAGTGCAGGAGTGGAAGTCTTGGTATGTGGGCGACGTGAAGGGATTCCACAGGTACAAGGTCCACAACGGGGCTAGTGTGGTTCGGTGCAAGCGGTACACTCTCAATATGGGCAAGAAAATCCCGGAGGATTGGGCGAACCTTCTGATGAACGAGAAGGTAGTAATCACCCTGGAGGGCAGCAAAGAGCAGGAATTTGTTGACCGAGTATTCGAGGAAAACAACTTTTTGGTGAAATCCAATGAGATGCAGGAAAAGGCGTTTGCCCTTGGGACGGTAGCCTTTATCCCCAGGGTTGTGGGCATGGAGGCCACGGAAGAAGGGCCTGTCCCCGGAAGCGCCGACGGAATTGTGATGGACTATGTGACCGTAGAGCACATTTGGCCGCTGGCATGGCGGAATGGAATCATTACAGAGTGCGCTTTTGACAGCATCGTTACAATCAATGGAGAGGACTACTGCTACCTCCAGATCCACCACAAGGTCAACGGCCTGTACGACATTGAGAACCGGCTCTACCGATACCGGAACAACAATGTGGATGCGGAAGTTTTACTGGCTGATGTGTCAGGCTTTGAGCGGGTTCCACAGGTGGTACATACTGGGTCGGACCGTCGGCAGTTTGTCATTGACCGGCCCAACATCGCCAACAACTACGACGATAATATTCCTCTTGGCATCTCTGTGTTTGCCAACGCCATCGACGTGCTCAAGGGCGTGGACGTGGCTTATGACAGCTATGTAAACGAGTTCATCCTGGGGAAAAAGCGTATCATGGTAAAGCCCTCAGCTACAAAGGACTTGGATGGAGAGCCGTTTTTCGACCCAGACGACCTGACATATTATGTGCTCCCGGAGGATACGGACAATAACGGGATCATCACCCCCATTGATATGACCCTTCGGACGCAGGAGCACAATACAGGAATCCAGGACCAGCTCAATTTGCTGTCCAGCAAGTGCGGATTCGGAGAGAACCATTACAGATTCGACCAGGGTAGCGTGGCTACAGCGACGCAGGTCATCAGCGAGAACAGCACCATGTTCCGTACGATCAAGAAACATGAAATCATTCTGGAGCAGGTATTGACCGAGCTGTGCCGGATCATCCTCCGCCTGGGAAACACGGCCATGAATGCCGGACTGAATGAGGACGTGGAGATTTCCATTGACTTTGATGACTCCATCATCGAGGACAAGCAGTCTGATTTTGCCAGGGATATGCAGCTTCTGAACGCCGGTATCATGAATGACTGGGAGTTCCGGTCTAAGTGGATGAACGAGGACGAGGCCACGGCAAAGAAGATGCTTCCAAAGATGGAGGATATGACAGACGAGGAGGAAGAGGAGATTGAATGAGATATCCATTCACCCCGGAACTTCTCGATGCTCTCCCGGAAGGACTGACCGAACTATACCGCAGTCTGGAGGCGATCCTCCTTAACGAGATATGCTCCCGGCTGAAACTGGCTGGCGAGTTGAACGAGGTCACGGTGCAGGACATCCGGGCGCTTCGCTCCCACGGCATCAGCCTGGAGGAAATCGAAAAGGCCATCCAACGCACCACCAACATCAGCCAGCGGGACCTTAAAAAGCTGCTGGACGACGTAGTAGAGCGTAACCAGCGGTACTACCGAGAGGTCATAGACCTTGCGGGGGTGACTGCACCTGAAATGCTTGTGAGTGTCACCGAGATTGCCGCCATCATGGCACAGGCACAGCGGGAGGTTGGAAACCTGACCCGCTCCATGGGATTTCTGGTGGACAATGGGCGGACGATGCTGAAGCCTGCAAAAGCCTATCAATGGGCGCTGGACAATGCGGAGATGCAGATCACGAGCGGGGCCATCTCTTACAATCAGGCCATCAAAAGCGCCGTCAAACAGCTTGCGGACAGCGGTATCAAGATCGTGGATTACGAGAGCGGACACCGAGACCAAATTGACGTGGCTGCCCGTCGTGCAGTGATGACAGGCGTATCCCAGCTCTGTGCCAAGTACACGGAGCAGAGTGCTGAATATCTGGAAACACCTTATTTTGAAGTGTCCGCCCACATCGGGGCACGGGATAAGGGTGTCGGCTGGCAGAACCACAAGTTATGGCAGGGCCGTGTGTACTCTGTCAGAGCCGGGGACAAGTATCCGAACATCTACGAGGTGTGCGGCCTTGGTTATGTGGATGGACTGGAAGGAGCCAACTGCCGTCATATCAGGACTGCATTTGTGGATGGTGTGATGGAGCGCACATACACCGATGAGGAGCTGGCCCACATTGACGACGGCCACGACGTTGACTTTGAGGGTAAGCACTATACAGCCTATGAGGCTACCCAGAAGCAGAGGCAAATCGAGCGGACCGTCCGCAAGCTGAAGCGGGAACAGACGGCATACAAGGCCGCAGGGCTGGAAGAGGACGCTCAATCGGTGACAGCCCGCATTCGGCGGCTAAACGCAGAATATAAGTCGTTCAGCGAGGCGGCTGGGCTGCCGTTGCAGCGGGAACGGATGAAAGTTACCTATACCGATGTGGCATCTGAGCAAATGGCTTCAGCCCTCAAAATACAGCGCGATGCGGAAGCACCGATCAGGCAGGCAATCCAAAGCGGTGAGTATCCGTTGGAAATCAATCCAGAGAAACAAGCGCGGCATATGGCTGGTATGGCTATACCGGGTAGAAGTGTAATAACGGTTTCTATGGAGGAGTTACAAGCCATCATAAACGCAAAGGCAGGTAGCGGGAAAATCAATTTTACAGATGATTTTAAAAAGTGGAAAAATACAGAAATTATTGACGCCGGCAAAGAGATTGGATATACAATCAATAGAAACGGTGATATAATAATTGCAAGAAGCATCAAAATCCATTATAGCAAAAGCGGAGCTCATGGCGTTCCATTTTCGGGGAGGTGGAAAAAATGATAATTGAAAATCCTGAGATTTACTTCGGAAAGAAAATTAAAGTTTTTTCCACAAGCGGGCGCATGACGATTGGGGAGCTCTATGGGTATGATTACGACTTCGACGATGATGGAAATGAGTTTCTGGAGTTCGATGTGGAGAATGAAAAAGGTTTGCTGATCGGATTTACGGAGGACGAAATTGAACGCATCGATATTATTGGATGATAAAGCGAAATGCATAATCGAAGCACTTCTATCCAAAGGAAGCCGCGTTGAGTTGATTCCCGTGAAAAATGGTGTTAAAATTATACATATCAAGCGGGAGGAAGTGAGAATGTGAGCAATTGGTGGAAGGATTTTTGCGAGAATGCCAATCAAAAGCGAGTGGCTGACCTAATCCGAGAAAATGAGCGATTAAAGACGGAATGTGCTTCTATTGATTTATCAAAAACAAGGGTGGAAACGGCGGAATATCCGAAATCAAATGAATATTGCTCCCGACTCTAAGCGTTGAGGCGGAAGACCCGAGCGTGGGTAACTGACTACAGATTGTAGTTGGTTGCCCACGCTTTTTCTTTTGTATCCATGCCGAGAGGCGTAAAACCGCAGGGCGACGGCCCTGACAATAAACGGAGGTATTTATGAGCGAACCTATCAATAACCCTACCCCGGCCCCTGCGCCGGAGCCCGCCCCTGAGAAAACCTTCACTCAGGCGGAAGTGGATGCCATGATTGGCAAGCGGCTTGCAAAAGCCATGAAGGGGATGCCCAGCGAGGAAGAACTGACTGCCTACCGCACTTGGCAAACTGGACAGGCTGGTGAGAAAGAACGCTGGGATAAGCTGACCGGCGAGCGGGACACCCTCTCCGGCAAACTGACCGCCGCGGAAAGCGAGCGGGACCAGTTGAAACGGGAACTGTACGTTCTGAAGAAGGGCCTGACCGGCGAGGAGGCGGAGTTTATCGCCTTCAAGGCTTGGAAGATGGTGGACGATAAGACCACCTTTGAGCAAGCCGTGGACGCCCTGACCGCTGACCGCAAAAAGACCACTTTTGACTGGACCGCTCCTGTGGGTGGCGGAAGCTCCAAAACAGGAGAAAACGATGTAATGAATGCCCTGATTCGGGGCGCACTGAAATGAAAGGAGAACCTAAATGGCTGTTGATATTATTGATAGAAGTAAACTTTCCGGGCTTATTCCTGAACCCGTGACCCGTGAGATTATCCAGGGAGCCGTAACGGAGTCCGCCGTGCTGCGGATGGCCAGACGGCTGCCCAACATGACCAGTAAGACCCAGACCCTTAACGTGCTGGACGCACTGCCCACCGCCTACTTTGTGAACGGCGAGGCTACGACTGGAGCGTCTGACTCCAAGGCATCCCTCAAAAAGACCACCAACATGGCGTGGGACAAGAAGAAAATCTACGCCGAGGAGATCGCTGTCATCGTCCCCATCCCAGAGGCAGTGCTGGATGACAGCAACTACGACATCTGGGGTGAAGTACGCCCCCGTCTCCAGGAAGCATTCGGTAAGGTCATCGACGCCGCCATCCTGTACGGCACGGACAAGCCCACCTCCTGGCGTGAGGGCTTGGTTCCTTCGGCTACTACTGCAAACGCTGTTGTGACTGCTACCAGCGATATTTTCAAGGACATCATGGGTGAGGGCGGTGTGATCGCCAAAGTGGAGGAGAGCGGTTATATCCCCAACGGCGTGATGGCTGCTATCCAGATGCGGGCCAAGCTGCGCGGCCTGGTGGACAAGAACGGTCAGCCCATTTTCAAGACCGACATGCAGGGTGACACCCGCTACGCGCTGGATGGTATGTCTATGTACTTCCCTGTCAACGGCGCTTTTGACCCGGAGGAATCCCTGGCCATTGTGGGTGACTGGAGCCAGTTGGTCTATGCCATCCGGCAGGATATGACCTTCAAGATCTTTGACAGCGGTGTGGTGCAGGACCCCACTACCGGAAACATCCTTTATAACCTGATGCAGAATGACATGGTGGCTCTCCGTGCCGTCATGCGGCTGGGCTGGGAGATCCCCAATCCCATCAACGCCTATAATGCGGGGCTGGAGAACGCCTTCCCTTTTGCTGTCTACGAGCCAGCGGGGGGTTAAGCGCGCGCCTCTCGGGGCTGACGATTGGCGCGCTGACACTAACTCCGTCGTTTGACCCAGATGCGACGGAGTATACAGCCAACACGACAAACGCTACCAACACCATCACCGCAACGCCAGAGGATGACGAGGCGACAGTAACCATCTTGAATGGCGAAACGCCCGTAAGCAATGGCGCGGCGGCTACCTGGGCGGAGGGGGCAAACACAGTTACTATCACGGTGAAAAACGGGGCGGCGCAGAAGGTTTACACCGTTACCGTCACGAAATCAACCTGAAAGAAGGCTCTGTAATGGCTTACGCAGACTATAGGTATTACATAACTACATACCTGGGGACAGCCATTCAGGAGGCCGACTTTCCCCGCCTGTCCCTGCGCGCAAGCTCCTTCCTGGATTACTACACGCAGGGCCGAGCGGCCCGTAATGCTGGCCTTGATGCGCTGAAAATGGCCTGTTGCGCCGTTGCGGAGCAGTATCAGGCCATTGATGCCGCCCAAGCGCTGGCGCAAAAGGCTCTGTCCGCCTCCGTGACATCCGAGGGAGAACTGCAAAGCCAGAGCGTTGGAAGCTGGTCCAAGACCTACCGAAGCGGCGGGGACAGCGCACAACAGGCCCTGTCCTCCGCCCAGGCGGCGCAAGCCTCCCTTGGGGCTATCGCCCAGCAATATTTAGGGGCTACCGGCCTCCTGTACAGAGGGAGGGGGTGCGGATATGGATATGTTCCCCCATACTGTGACGCTCTACAATGTGTCGGTGGAGACTGATCCGGCTACTCTGGATGAGAGAACGATCAATCACATCACGGTGCTGGAGGGGGTTCTTCTGGATGCCGTGAAGGGGAAAAACGTCAACGAAAGTGGGCTTGTAGATGCCGATTCCGTGACGCTCTACATACCAGTCAACGTGTCAGCCACTGATGGTGTAACCGGGGAGAAAAAGCGGTACGTTGGCCCCGTGGAGTTCTGGAACGGTGAGAGCCGGGACGGTCTGTGGACGCTCTCCCCCGGACAAAACACCTTTTTTGTCAAGGGAAAGGCTGCCCACCCGGACTGGAGCAATCAGAAAATATCCGCCGCATACGACTACGTCTACGACGTGAAAACGGTTGACTTCAAGGACTTCGGCGGCGAAATGTCCCACTGGGAAGTAGGTGGAGCCTGATGTTGAAGTTCAGTGTCCACACCGAGGGGCTAGAGGCAATCAAGGACAAGCTCGCCGAAGGGTGCACCAAGGCAGAGCACATTGTGGCACTCCAAGTGCGGAAGGATACTTCTCCTTATGCCCCAGCCTTGACAGGTGACCTGGACCGGAGGACAAGGGTTGATGGCTCTAAAGTTATTTATCCTGGACCACAATCTCGCTATTTGTACTACGGGAAACTGATGGTTGATCCTGAGACCGGAAGCAGCTACGCCCCAAAGGGCGGCACAAAGGTCCTGACGGACAAGGACCTGGTTTTTAGCAAAGCAGTACACGGACAGGCACAATCCCATTGGTTCGAGGCCAGCAAGGCGGAAAACCTGGAGAAGTGGGTCCGTGTGTCGGATAAGGCGGTGAAACATGATCTATGAAAAACGGGAAAAGCCCCGGATGCTGGCGGCGGCGGAAGAGGTAGACAAGATTTCCCGCTCAATGAATGTGTGGGTGAACACCTTCCCCGAAAAGCCGGTCACAATGATCAAGTATGAATCGCTGGATATTGCCATCGGAGAAGAGGTGGCCATGGCTCTGTCAACCATCCAGGGGACCTATATCACCCGGCAGTACATTTTGGGAGGCTACCAGGCGGAGTATCAATTCAAACTGATCTACCGTATCAAGCCTGGGAGTAGCAACGACCGCCGCCTGGAGGCCGACGAGCTGCTGAACCACTTTGGGGACTGGGCCAGGAAGAATCTGCCTAGCCTGGGAGATGGAGTACGGGCCCTTAGAGTCGAGCCGACTACCCAGGCATCAAAATTCGCCTCCTATGAAGGAGGAATAGAGGACTACCAAATTTTGATGAAGCTGACCTACGAGGTCGGCGTGTGAAAGGAGACAGCACAATGGCTGATTTAGAGTTTAACACTACCCCAGGCCAGACTGTAGGCCGGGAAATGCTGATTGCCTATCTAAATACTGGAGAGAGCGGGACCCCCACTTGGTCCCCCGTAGGTAAGCGTGTGGAGGATAGCTCTATCGAGTTCGACTGGCAGACGGAGACCAAGGTAGATATCTTTGGTGATACTTATACTACCGGAAAGAAGGCCACCAAGACACAGACCTTTGACCCCTGTGAGTTAGACGGCGCTGACGAGGCGCAGCAAAAGATTTGGAATCTTGCTATCAAAGAGAACAATGTCAATGCTCTGTTGAATCAGGATATGCTCATCGTTCATCTATATGCTGGCACGGCAAACACGGCAGTATTTGCGGAGAGGTATTCTGCCTGCTCGGTATTGCCTACTGGCCTTGGCGGCGAGGGTGGCGGCTCCATTGGGATGCCCATTGAGGTAACCTACGGCGGCACCCGCACAACCGGAACGGCATCCATTTCGGGAGCCACTGTGACCTTTAAAGCAGACGGAGAGGAGTAATCCATGAAAGAGCTCAATTTTGATACTGGCCTTGTTACATATGACTTGAATGGGAAAGTGGAAGTTACCTTCAACCCTTCAGATTCTAACTTTGTGGAGCGTTTGTACTCTGCATTCGAGGACCTGGATAAGAAGCAAGATGGATACAAGTCCAGTATTGAAAAGATGGCAGATAAGAAGGAAATTTTCGAGTTTGCCAGAGAACGGGATACCGAGATGCGGGAAATCATTGACGGCCTGTTTGGTGTTCCTGTCAGTGAAGCCTTGTTTGGTGGGATGAATGTTTATGCCCTGGCAAACGGGCTGCCCGTGTGGTGTAACCTGATGCTGGCTGTGATGGACGAGGTGGACAGCACCTATGCCAGAGAGCAAAAGGCCACAAACCCCAGGATTGCCAAGTATACGGCCAAATATCAGAAATACCAGAAGAAGTAACAGAAGGAGCACGGCATGGGCTATGGATTACCAAAAAGCGTAATGGTTGGCGGAGAGGAGTTTGCCATCCGCTATGATTACCGGGTGATTCTGGATATTTTCGAGGCGATGAATGACCCGGATTTATCAGAGGAAGATAGGGCTCTTGCCGTGCTCCAGATGTTCTATCCAGAATGGGAAGCCCTTTCTGACTTTGACGAGGCCATCCATGAGTGCATGATCTTCATCAATGGGGGAAAGGACCAGCCAGAGGGGCGAAAAGCTCCCAATCTGGTGGACTGGGAGCAAGATTATCCGTACATAGTCGCTCCCATTAACAGAGTGTTAGGTTATGAGGCAAGAGCAGTAGATTATGACCCAAATAAAAATTCGGGTGGTTTACATTGGTGGACTTTCCTGGCGGCCTACTATGAGATCGGGGACTGCCTCTTTGCTCAAATAGTCCGTATCCGGGAGAAAAAAGCGAAAGGCAAGCCCTTGGACAAATCGGACCGGGAGTTCTACCGAAAGAATCAGGATCTTGTGGACATCAAGACACGGTACAGCGAAGCGGAGAACGATTTGGTCAATATGTGGACGAAGGGATAAAAGAACCGCCCCCGAAGGGGCGGCTCGTAATCACTCTATATCGCTCTTTTTGATGACAAAATGCTGCTTGCTATCTACCGCTGTTCCGGCATCGATATATGATGTCTGAAATTCCTCCCAATCAAGCGGAAGTTCCCACACCACATGGCCAACAATTTCCATGCCGGGAGAAACAGCACCAACAAATACAACTGCATCATCAATGCCGCCAACTACGACTTTTGGAATGACCTTCTTCCCATCGGCGTAAGCGTTAAACCCGCTACTGGCCACATTTTGAACGCTGTCCGTTGTATTTTTTGCAGAGAAGATGATACACAGCAAACCTTTTTCTGCGTCGTCCGGGGCGATTGTTCCAAGAGAGGTTTCAAGCGCAGTTGTCCATTTCACATCCACGACTGAAAGATCGAAGCAGTCTGCTGACAGAACCCCTTCTATTCCAACAGTATTATTCTCCTCGGGCTGATTGGTCCCTTGGCCTGTCAAGCCATCTCCATTCATGGCAGGGATAAGGATGGCCATGCAGGCCACAACTGTGAGCACGATGATGACAGCGCAGATGGACAAGGCGACCTGATGCTGCCGTGCTCCACAGTTAGGACACCGGTTTGCGGTTTTTGCGATTTCAGCTCCACAGCTCTTGCACTTTATCATTTTCTTTTTCATCCTGATACCTCCAAGGTGGTGATTTTATGGCGGCTGATGGTTCTATCGTCATTGAGACGAACATTGATGACAAAAAGGCCCAGCAGGAACTCAACCGGCTCAATAGGAAGATACAGACACTGAACGACCAGCTATATGTCAAACAGCAACAGAAAATCCCGCTTGTGGAGCAGGCGCAGAAGCTAGGTGTTGAGCTGGATGCCGCAAAGGCGAAGCTGGACAGCATGGAAAACAGCGGGAAGTTTTTTACCTCTGCCCATGTGGATGAACAAAGGGCCGTTGTGTCTAGCCTCCAGAAAGAGTGGGATGGAGTGGTTGTCCAAATTGAACGAATGGATCGCGGAATCCAGGAGACCACGACGCGGCTGGATTTGGCAAAAACGCAAGCTGGAGAGCTGTACCAGAATATGGCCCGCACAGGCCCAGCCGCCGAAGCCATGTCGAAAGCCGTGGACCGAGCCCAGAAGGGAGCACAGCGGTTCTCCCTCCGGCTTCGGGAAGTCCTCCGAAGCGCGTTGGTTTTCACCGTGATTTCTCAGGGCGCAGCCGCTCTGCGTCAGTGGCTCGGGAAGCTCATCAAAACCAACGATGAAGCGTCACAGGCAATTGGACGTCTGAAGGGAGCGCTGCTGACCCTGGCACAGCCTCTGATCAACGTGATTATACCAGCCTTTACGGCGTTTGTAAATGTGCTTGCCCGCATTGTGTCGGCTATTGCGCGTGTGGTATCGGCGCTTTTTGGCACGACGGTCGAAGCATCCGCAGAGGCGGCAGAAAACCTTTACAATGAGGCAAATGCCGTTGAAGGTGTAGGGTCAGCGGCTAAGAAGGCCAGTAAGTCCCTTGCCAGTTTCGATGAGATCAACAAACTATCTGGGGGAGGGGCGGCTTCTGGTGGTACAGGTGCAGGAGCATCAGAAGGAATAAAACCTGTTTTTGATGATTTCTCGACTGCGGAATACAAGCAGAAGATTGATGAATTAACGGCGTATGTGAGTGGTGCCCTTCTTGCGCTTGGTGCGCTCCTTGCGTTTTCAGGAGTGAATATCCCCCTTGGACTTTCGCTTATGGCAGCGGGGGCAATTGGGCTTGTATCCGTCGTTTCGGAGAACTGGGGGGCGCTTGATGGCCCATTACTTGAAGCAATCAACAGAGTCCTGATTATACTAGGAGGCGCGGCACTTGTAATCGGAGCCATTCTAGCCTTTTCGGGCGCAAACATCCTACTTGGTATTGGCCTTATGATTGTTGGCGCACTTGCGCTTGGCACGGCGGTTGCGTTGAATTGGAGCACCATGTCGGAAGAAATGCAGAGGGCAATTACCGGGATTCTGGAGTTGTTGTCCGTTTCGCTTCTGGTGCTTGGCGCACTATTTACCTTCTCTGGTGCGAATATCCCGCTCGGTATCGGGCTTATGATTGCAGGTGCGGTAGCTATGGCGGCTGCGGTTGCGTTGAATTGGGGCAGTACAACAATCAGCATAAAGCAAGTTATTACAGAGATTGCCGGGCTGCTTGGTGTGTCGCTTCTTGTGTTGGGCGCTGTCCTTACCTTCTCTGGTGCGAATATGGCTCTTGGAGTTGGTATGATGGCAGCGGGAGCAATCAGTTTGGCCGCTGCTGCAGTGATAAACTGGGACACTATACAAACTGCTTTGCAAGGTCCGATAGGAGCAGTTACAGCAATCGTTAGCGGCGCTTTGTTGGTTCTTGGTGTGATACTTCTGTTCACTGGTGCCGGAATCCCTCTTGGGCTTGGACTTATTGCTACTGGGGCGGCCGGTCTAGTTGTTGCAATTGTTCCAAACTGGAATTTTATTCTGGATGCCATATCTGGAGCATGGAGTAATTTTACTTCATGGTGGGATGCTGGCCCGTCTAAATTCTTCACTTTGGATTATTGGCTTGGACTCGGTCAAGATATGCTGGACGGTTTGTTTAACGGCTTATCTTCCATTGGGCAAAAAATTACTGAATGGGGCGGAAACTTTATTGATGGAGTAAAGGATTTCTTTGGCATCCATTCCCCATCTACTGAATTCGAGGACCTGGGCGGATACATGATGTCCGGACTGGAAAACGGTGTAAACGACAATTCCACAATGGTCGTATCCGCCTTTAGCATCATGTTTAATGCGGTATTAGCTCTTTGTACCAACAATACAGAGCTTATGAAAGCATCGTTGGTTGCCTTCCTCCTGTATATGACGGGCGAATTTGCTCCTGCTTGGAACAAGACTTGGACTGACTGCTACAACAAGGCATCCCAAAACATTCAGGGAGTAATTGCGGAGATCAATGCCCTTAACGCAAAGCTGGCATCTATTGAGCGGAATATAACCATCACAATTACAACGGTTTATAAGACTGTTGGTAAATCGTCCTCCGGTTCTAGCTCATCCAGCCGAAGTGGACGAGCTTCTGCAAGGTCAGTTTCGTTACCCATGCAAAATATTCCGGCACTGGCCCGTGGTGCGGTAATTCCTCCGAATCGTGAGTTTTTGGCGGTTTTGGGCGACCAGAAGAGTGGGACCAATGTGGAGGCACCTCTTGATACCATCGTTCAGGCTGTGATGATGGCCCTAACCAGGAGCGGGATGAATGCAGATGGTCAGCTTATTGAAAACGTTATTAACCTGGACGGGGAAGTGATCTACCGCAACCAGAAGAAGGTAGCCCGTAGACACGGGATGTCCCTGACGAACAGATAGAAATGAGGGTGTCCACTATGAGCTACATTAAGTTAAATGGGATAGAGTTCGATGCAGATGTGGCAATCTCTAAATATAACCGAAACTTCAATGTCCTGGACGGTGAGAACGCCGGACGGGTCATGACTGGACGCATGGTACGGGATATTATCGGTACATATATCGGCCACAAACTGACAGTATTCCGCCGGGGTGATAACTACAACGGACTGGACGAATTTTGGGATTACCTTGTAGAGCACTCCGTGGATGATTCGGTTATGCTGGAGGCTGCTGATGGACAAACCACCATCTCCTATGAAGCTTATTATACAAGTGCATCGCAAGACATAGAGAAGGTGGAAAGAGGCGTGAATTACTGGGGTGAGATTGAAGTCAATTTTATCCCAATGGAGGCGCAGGTGACACCCGCATGAGCAGGACCACGATTTTGTATAAGGATATAGCCCCCGGAGCGGAGGAGGATGCATCTGTCAGCACCACAGCAGTTGAGAGCTTTTCAAATCCATCTTTACTGCCATCTGGGGTCACCCCGGCACCTACTATCACATGCGAGTTGAATCATTGGGGCTTAGATGGTAATTACAAACTTGTGGAAAATGAGCCGACTGCCTTCTGGTCTGCTGAAATGAGCGGAGATGACTGCTCTTTTGAAAATCCGCCTGTTATTACGATTGACTTCGACCAGCAATATTCATCTGTTGGGCTAACCCTTGTGTTTGACAGCGCGTCCGGCGACTACTGTGATTCCGTCAACATCAAGTGGTATCAGGGAGACACACAGAAGGCGAACACCGATTTTTCCCCCAATGCTGCTACATTTTTCTGTCAACAGCGAGTAGAGAGCTATAACAAGATCGTGATTACTCTTAACAGGACGAATCTGCCAGGCCGAAGGGCAAAACTGGAACAAATCGTATTTGGAATATTTAGATATTTCGGAATGTCTGAGTTGCGGTCTGCTTCTATTGTAAACGAAATGAGCCTGATTGCGACGGAGCTTCCTATCTCGACCATGAAATGGACGCTCGACAGCAAAGATGATGTGGACTTTATGTTCCAGCTAAAACAACCTGTGGAGGTACGGAATAACGATAATTTGATTGGTGTCTACTATATTGATGGATACTCCAGATCAGCAGCCACAGTTTATGATATTGAATGCTACGACGCATTAGGCGTGTTAGATGAAACGCCATTTTCAGGTGGTGTGTATACCAACAAATCGGCAAAGGAGCTTTTGTCTGAAATAGTAGATGGAGACTTTGAGATTGAGTACGATCCCGCTATAACAGATATAACACTGGCCGGAGCTTTAACGGCGACATCCAAGCGTGAGGCTATACAGCAGGTGTTGTTTGCCTGGGGTGTATGTGCTTCTACAGATGGTAGGGAACGCCTCTATGTGTTTCATCTGTCATCTACAGCCAAAGAGGTCGGTAAAAATAGGACTTATACGGGCGTAACGGTGGATACAGCAGCCATTGTTACAAAAGTGGTGGTGACCGCACATACATACTCCCAAAACACAAATGGGTCAATAGAAATCAACGGCATTAAATATAGCGATACAAAGACAGAATATAGTGTTTCCAATTCGGACATAACGGCATCGGACAAGCAAAATGTGATAGAAATCACAGATGCGACTTTAGTCTCTCCCTCTATCGGGCAGGCAGTGGCACAACGTGTTTATGACTACTACCTAAAGCGTAGCACCAACAAGGCAAAGATCGTATGGGCCGGTGAGAAACTTGGAGATATGCTGACCATGCCAAATGCTTGGGACGGGACCAACACAGGAAATGTCGCAAAGATGGAGATCAGGCTTTCTAATACTGTTGCGGCAAATGTGGAGGCGATAGGAACATGAGCGTCCTTGATACATTAATCACAGACCGCACTCAGGCGGATGTAACCCGCTGGAAAACCCTCCATGACAAAGGCTGGTCCAGAATGTCACCAGAAGAAAAAGTGGAGTGGTCTTCCGGTCTGAAGGGCACCTACAACGCCTCCGACTTAAACCGAGTAACGGCGGCGATGGAATATATCAACAATCGGCTGGTAAGGGATAGGAAGTAAGTGGAAAGATGGATGAGCAATATACAATTTATATTCCTAAAATTACGTCCGCAACCATATTACAAAATCCAATTGGTATCAATACAAGTTTCTTGATCACAGTTTCCGCCGAGGATCAAGCGGTCGTAGTTGGAGCGGCCTATTTCCAGAGCGGTGAAGTTTATAGCGGAGAGGTGTAAATATGGCAATACAAACAGTCCGGGCACAGGTCAACGGAACATGGCACACACTGACATATAACGATGGGACTCAAAGTTGGGAAGCCACGATCACGGCTCCAGGTGCCACATCGTTTAATCAGCCTAATGGATACTATAATGTGACGGTTGAAGCGACCAATACAGCGGGCACACAAGCCACAGCAGACGGATCGACCATTGACGGGCTTCAGCTTGTGGTTAAGGAAACAGTAGCGCCGGTTATTACAATTACATCTCCGACGAATGGCGCACGTGTAACGAACAGCAATCAGCCTGTCACATTTACTGTCATAGATGAAGCTGGCGGCTCTGGCGTAAATCTGAACAGCGTTGTGGTGAAGCTGGACAACAATCAGGTATCCGTAGGCGAGGTCACGCACAGTGCGGTAACGAACGGATACAGCTTTACTTATACTGCGGCCTCTCCGCTTAAAGATGGAAGTCACACGGTAAGCGTAGATGCATCTGACAACGACGGAAACGCAGCCGCACAGAAGTCTACCACCTTTACGGTGGATACGGTAGCTCCGTCCCTGAATGTAACTAGTCCGACGGATGGGCTGATTACCAACAATGCGTCTATTACTGTAACAGGCACTACAAATGACACGACCTCAAGCCCAGTGACAGTGACCATTCAGCTAAACAGTGTAGATCAGGGCGCGGTTACTGTGGAATCGAGCGGTGCGTTTTCTAAGACAATCACGTTGGCGAACGGCGCAAATGCTATTGTGGTCACGTCCACTGACCAGGCCGGGAAATCCACGTCCGTGACCATCAACGTCACGCTTGATACATCCGTTCCGCAGATTGTCAGTGCGACCATAACGCCCAATCCAGTAGACGCCGGTCAGACAATGGTAATTTCCGTTCAGATTACGGGGTGATAACATGACCCAAACGATTTCCGCCTCCCTCCCAGCCTCTACCATCTATGTGTCCGGGACCGTCAATGATGTATCAGTGGTCTGGACCAACACTGAGGGTGAGGTCTGGGAGGCGGTGGCAGATCGGGCAGAGGATGACATCTATGTTGTAATATTGAACATCGTTTCCGGTTCCGGGCAGTCTAGCACAACATCCTTTACTTTATACTATGGTCTGCTAAACCTAATTACAGACAGGACGCAAGCCGATGTGAATTACGTCGTGCGACTTAGCACAAAAAGCTGGAACAATATGTCGGAGAAAGAAAAAGCCGATTGGGAATCCGGCCTAAAGGGAGCGTATAACGCTTCTGACCTGAATCGGGTGGGGAACGCTGTGGTTTATGTGGCCGGACGGCTGACCAAAGCTGGGTATCTCGTTCCGGTATCCCCAAAAATTGACTGGACGGCCAGCGATATTCCAAAGGAATCTGATATGCGGACCTACTTATCAGATGTGGATACCCTGCGTAACGCATTGACCGTCCTACCGGGAACGCCGGAAGTTCCAGAGGATATGGAGCGGCTGACTTATAAGGAGGCCAACGATATTGAACGTATTCTGCTTGCCGTAGATGGCCTTATTACAAAGATGATTAACTCCTATTTCTATTCAAACGAAATCTTTTGTGGAGAGGTGTAACATGCAAGATTTAGTCGCCCTGGGGACTGGAAACTCCCGGCTTATGAAGTCTAATATCCCGGCAAACACAACGCTATCCCAGTTCATTCAGATGCTCAATAACGGCACATTCCCCTATGATATTGGACCGCTAAACCCTGCTGGGATATCGCAGGAGGGGACCCCTCTGAATAAGGGAACTCTGCTGAAAGACACCACAGCGGCTTTGTTTGGGCTGGATGTATCCAATGTCCCAGACGATGTGTTGGCCTTCCTGGGGAAATATAACCAGTATTGGTGGAAGCGAAGTGTAGCATCCGCGAAATATGTTTCGAAGATATCTGGTGCAAATATTCAAGTTACTGCTACAGGCCAAATCGATGAAAAAGGACACGAATGTATATATATATCTTACAACAGCTCGATTGTAATTTCCGAAAGCGGAAAGGTTTCATTAGCATCTGGTTCTAGTTCAAAAAAGCTTTCTGGATATCAGTACGATAGTGACTACTACGAAAAATCATTTAGCGCATTGAAGGGTAAATACACGTCAATCAACGGAAATATATACTATTTTGCTGATGATGCGACGTGCAGTGTTTCTGGCGGCATAAACGAATGGCACTTTGGAGTGCGTGCTGTAACAGCCCAGAAAGTAGAATCAGTATATTCTGATTATATTTTCTCATCTGACCGCGAAGCCTACCCCGACAGCGGCATCCAAGATGGGTATGAGTATCAGTTTTTGGGGATACCGTTTGAAAACTCGGTATTACCACTGAGAGTAGAGACTGGCAGTTATGTGGGGACCGGCACCTACGGGGTCAATAACCCATGCAGTTTGACACTCCCTTTTGAGCCTAAACTATTTATAGTCGGCGATACAGATGGGCGTAAAGGGACAAGGGGAGACAACTTATATTTTGCATTGCCTATATTTTTAGGCGATACATACGAAAAAATCCAATGGAAATTTGGAGGATCAACCGCAACTCAATATACCCTGATGAAGAGAGAGGGGTCCACTATTTCTTGGTATATAAATTTTACCGGAAGTGGAAGCAACCAGTTAAATGGTACAGGAACTACCTATTACTATTACGCCATCGGTTAAAAGGAGGTCCCCATGTTAATCATCGAAATCCAGCCCTTGGAGAACGGGGCGCACCGCAACCAAACCTGTAATTTGAATACCATCCCGGATGGATGGGCGGAGGTCCCCTCCAGCATCACCGTTCCTGATACCTTCCCCTTTGTGGATATCGAGGTGAACGGCCAGATTGTTATAGACATGACCGCCGGGACCGTGCCAGAGCCGGAACCTGAACCGGAGCCGGAACCCACCCTTGAGGACAGGGTATCCAGTATTGAGACTGCCATTGAGAGGGGGCTTACACTGTGAGCAATTTGTACGACGCACTGGCATCCGCTATCTATGTGTCCAGGCAGACCTTGGCCGGGGCAGTCATCGACAGCGACGACAAGCGCATCCGAGCCAGCGGACTATATGAGGAGTGGTCGGATGGAGCCTATCAGGTAGGTGATATCCGAAACGCCAACGGCCAGACCTGGGAGTGCTTTCAGGCGCACGACAATGCGACCCACCCTGACATCAAGCCGGATAACTCCGCCTGGTTCACCTTCTGGCGGCCCCTTCATGGGACAAGCCCTGAGACGGCCCGCCCCTTTGTGCCTGTTCAGGGTGCCCATGATATGTATAGGGTCGGGGAGTACATGATCTATACTGACGGAAAGACATATCGGTGCAAACAGGACACCAACTTTTCACCAGAGGAGTACGCCCAGGCGTGGGAGGTGTACGATGGATGAAAAATGTATCTTAGACCCACAGCGGGATTGCCTTGGCCTCCAGAAAGCTAATATGCTGGAAAAGCAGATGAGCGAATGGAAGGAGCAGTCCCGACAGACGCACAAAGAGTTTTTCAACAGAATCCGGGAGCTAGAGATCGCCCGTGCGGAGCAGGGGCAGCAGTACACAACGATACTCGAAAAGCTTGAGGACCTGACGGGTAAAGTGAGCACACTGTCCAAGGGATTGTCAGACATTCAGGCAGAGCCTGGACGAACCTGGAAAGATCTGAAAGGCAAAATAAGTTGGGCCGTAATTGCGGCGGTTATTACGGCGGTTATGGCCTTTCTGTTAGACAAGATAGGTCTTTGAGAGGGGGTGAAAATATGGACTTTGGAATCGCATCCGTGGCGGCCATTACCGTCATCTGTTATCTGGTTGGACTGATTGTCAAATCGTCCGGTCTGGATAACAAGTACATTCCGGCTATCGTGGGCCTGTGTGGCGGTGTGCTTGGCGTGGCGGCGCTGTATACCGGCCTCCAGGATTTCCCGGCCACGGACCCGCTGACCGCCGTTGCCGTGGGCATTGTAAGCGGTCTGGCGGCAACTGGTGTCAACCAGGCCATAAAACAGATGAAGGAATAAACAAATTTTATTACAAAAGGAGAATGACAATGAAAACCGAACTACTGTATGAACTGTACGAAATCACTGAGAAGAACGATGCCCCCGATTTGGCTACCGTAGGCATGCCCATGCTCCTGAAGAAGCACCCTGAGATTACCGACGAGGAGTCCAAGGCCATGCGAGAGTTTACCGGCAGACACGGTGCGGAGCTGGCCGCCGCTTATCAAACTGGCGGTATGGATACCTTCGCCGCCGCCGTGGAGGCTGGCATCCAGGCTGACAAAGAGGCCGCCGAGCAGGCGGAGCAGGCATAAGAAAAAGCCGCCCCACTGGGCGGCAAGAATTGACAGAAAGCGGACCCTCTGATAGAATGATTTTGTCCCACAAGGGACCGGAGGGATACTGCAACAACGGCAGGCGGTTAGCCACACCACCCGAGAGGGGGTGAGGCCATGCGGATCACATTACATATCGGACCGTTCACGGTCACGATCATTGTGAAAAGCAGAAACCGCCACCCCGGCAGGTGACGGTTTCTTTTTGAAACTATAACTTTGCATCTGGGCTAACCGCTTGTCGCAGTCATCCCTTCGTCATTATTATATCAGATCAGGCCGCTTTGTCAAGTAGACGGGGCGGCCTTTTGCCGTCCTTGGAGGATATCATGAGGATCGTACAACAGTATTTGACCAGAAACGACTGTTACAGGGCCGGGAGGACCATCCGGCCACAGGGGGTAATGGTACACTCGACCGGGGCTAATAACCCCTCTGTGGCCCGCTATGTGCCCGGAGATGATGTAATTGGTCGGAACCAGTACGCAAATGATTGGGACAGGACAGGACTGAATAAGTGCGTCCACGCCTTTGTAGGAAAATTTGCCGACGGAGGCGTTGGCACGGTGCAGACCCTTCCTTGGAATCGCCGTGGCTGGCACTGTGGCCGAGGGAAGAATGGCAGTGCAAATGATACCCATATCTCCTTTGAAATTTGCGAGGACGGCCTGGAGGATGCCAGCTATTTTGAGGCGGTGTACCAGGAGGCCGTGGAGCTGACAGCCTATCTCTGCAAGGAGTATAACCTGGACCCGTTGGCTGACGGAGTGGTAATTTGCCATAAGGAGGGCTATCAGCGGGGCGTAGCCAGCAACCATTCCGACGTTCTCCATTGGTTCCCCAAATTCGGCAAGACCATGGATGATTTCCGGGGGGATGTAGCCCAGAAGATGAGAGGTGAGCAAGAAGTGACCTACGAGCAGTGGAAGGAGTACATGGACCGCTATCTGGCCGAGCGAGCGGAGCTGCCGGCCAGTATGCCGAAGCTGTTTGCAGAGGCCAACGAGCTTGGCCTGACAGATGGGACCCGACCTATGGCATTTGTCACTCGTGAGGAGAGTGCCGTCATGGCAAGGGCGGCGGCGTTGAAGTAAGGAAAGGACGTGGAGCATGAGCGCAAGAGTAAAGCTACCGGAATCGCTTGACAAGCTCTTGCGCTCTCAACTGGAGGAGGCCATCCACGAGGCCGCACTCCACCGGGACGATGAACTGATCGCCAGACGATATCTTATTGACAAATGGTGTCAAATGGATATTGCGGCGGAGCTGGGATGGCGCAGGGCCACGGTGGGAGACCACCTTAAACATATTTTGGAACGGGTGAAAAATGTATCCGCCAAGCTCTACACAAACCGTACATAAAACGTACACAACCCCGACTGGGACCGTACCCAGCCGGGGAATTTTTATGCGACAATATAGACATGGAGGACGTGGGGAACAAGGGCTGTACACGTCGCAGTCCTCCTCACGGCCCTCCTTATTTTTATACAAAGGACGTGTGATATATGACCCCGGTAGAGAGATTGATTGCCGCTGGCATCCGGCCTGATTGCGCCAGGGAAACCATTATGTGGTTTCAGGCGCAGGGGGATGATTATGGCTTGGAAAAGTATCTGAATGAGGTGGAAAGCCGCCATGCGAACAACGGAGAGGTATTCCTGGCACAACGAAAACCCTTACAACAGGAATGTGGGGGACTGCACGGTTAGAGCGATTTCCACAGCACTGGACCAGGACTGGGATACTACCTATATCGGCCTGTGTCTGGAAGGGTATCTCCTGAAAGATATGCCAAGCTCCAACGAGGTGTGGAGGAGCTATCTCAGCCGGTATGGTCTGGAGCGCAGAATGGCCCCACCTCATACAACGGTAAACGAATTTGCCAGGACCCATAGAAGCGATGTGTACCTTCTCGGCCTGAACTCCCATGTGGTCTGTATTATCGATGGGACAATTCTGGACACCTGGGATTCCGGAGAAAAGGAAGTTTTGTACTACTGGAAAGGATGATGTGATATGGCCTATACACCTTACTATCCGGGCTATCAGCCCATGTACTACCAGCCACCCATGCCGGACCAACTGGCCCAGCTCCGTGGGCAGCAGTTCCAACCTCCCATGCAAGGACCGCAAATGCCGCCCGTACAGTCCCAGCAAAATGGTCAGTCCATGGTTTGGGTGAATGGTGAGCAGGAGGCCATGGGGTATCTGGTGGCTCCTAACTCTGCTGTCGCTCTGTGGGACAGCAACAGCCCCACTATTTATCTCAAGCAGGCGGATGCCTCTGGAAAGCCCAGCATCAAAATTTATGATCTGGTAGAACGCAGCAATGCCACAAGGACTTCCCCAGCGCAGGAGCCTTCTATCCGCTATGCCACCAAGGATGACCTGGACGCTCTTGCGGCCCGTGTGGACGCTCTAAGCGCCAAAGAGACGGCCCCTGTAAAAAAGAAATCTGTAAAGGAGGATGCTGAATGAATCCGTTTTTCAACGCTATGGGCGGCAATCGTCAGCCTAATATGATGCAGCAATTCCAGCAGTTTATGAACCAGATGAAGGGGAAGGACCCCAACGCCATGATACAAGAGATGGTGTCATCTGGCCGCATTTCCCAAGATCAGCTTAACCAGGTCCAGAAACAAGCCCAGCAGATGTCAGGCATGTTTGAGGGGATGAGGGGAATGTTTGGTAAATAACTTCAATCAAAATCCGTGGCCACGGTTTTGAAAATAAATCAAAAAAGGAGATAACACAATGAGTCTTTCTTCTGACGGCGCTGTAATGACCATGCCCGTGCAGCCTGCCTATCAGGGCGGGAATGGCGGTTTCGGCGGCTGGGGAGGCGATTGGGCCTCCTGGATTATTCTGTTCTTGATCTTCGGTATGTTCGGTTGGGGCGGCTATGGCGGCGGCTGGGGTGGTAACTCCGGCAATGGCCTGGGCTCTCCCTCCGGTCAGGGCTGGGCTACTAGAGCCGACATCAACGAGGGCTTTGCGCTGAACGGTCTCCAGACCGGCCAGAGCGGTATCCTCTCCGCCGTAACCAACGGCTTCCATGGTGTGGATAATGCTATCTGCAATCTGGGCTATCAGCTCCAGGACTGCTGCTGCCAGACCCAGCGGGCAGTGGACGGCGTGAATTATAACCTGTCCACCCAGGGTGCGGCTACCCAGGCGGCAATCCAGGGCGTTCGTTACGACATGGCTACCCAGGCTTGCGATACCCGGAATACCATCCAGAACAGCACTCGGGACATCATCGACAACCAGAACGCCAACAGCCGTGCGATCCTGGACTTTTTGACTCAGGACAAGATCGCTACTCTGACGGCTGAAAACCAGAGCCTGAAGTTCCAGGCTTCCCAAGCGGCGCAGAATGCTTTCTTCACCGCCAATCAGGAGGCCCAGACCGCTGAACTGATCCGGCGCATCAATCCCATGCCCGTGCCGGCCTATCAGGTGCCCAACCCTTATGCCGGTTGTGGGTGTAATCCCTGTGGCGGCGGCTGCTAAAACCCAATACCTCAACTGTCCGATAAATTCGGACTGTTCGGCCCCGTGCCGATTTTGAACTATGCGGCGGGGCAATAGCCTCGCCGCTAATCTTTTTGAAAGGAATGATTTTTTTGGCCGAGTACACAAATAGCGCAATCGTAACCGTTGCCGCTGGTCAAAACGTGCCCTTTACCGAGGAGGCCAACACGAGCAAGCCCTGCATCGTACACCGGGAGGGGGCTGGACTGGTGACGCTTCGTGGGCTTACTAACCAGTGCAGAGCAAAGTTCAAAGTGTCCTTTGGCGCGAATATCGCCATCCCTGACGGTGGGACCGTGGAGGCCATCACTGCGGCAATCTCCATCAATGGCGAGGCATTGACCGCATCTACCGCTACTGTTACCCCTGCCGCTGTGGAGAATTTCTTTAATATCTATGTCTCCGCTGTGGTAGATGTCCCCCGTGGCTGCTGTGTCACTGTTGCCGCAAAAAACACCAGTACACAGCCTATTCTAGTAGCCAACAGTAACTTTATTGTTGAGCGTGTAGCCTGAAAGGAGAGGATACTATGAAAGCACTATATGACCTGAAGGATAAGCTCCAGGACGAACTGGACGAGATTGCCCGCAAGCCCGAAATGTCTGCCGGTGATCTGGAGACCGTCCACAAACTGACTGATACCATCAAGAACATCGATAAAATCTGCGCTCTGGAGGAGGACGGCGGCTACTCTGAGGCGGGCGACTGGGAGGGACGAGGCTCCTATAATCGTGGCTCCAGCTATGCTAACCGTGGTAAGCACTATGTCCGAGGACACTATAGCCGGGACGGTTATAGCAACCGTGGTGACTATAGCAGAGATGGAGGGTATAGCCGCCACGATGCCAAGGAGGCTATGATAGAGCAGGCCCGTGAGATGATGGAAAATGCCACCACTGACCGAGAGCGTGAAGCAATCCGCCGTTTTATGAGCGAGCTGGGCCGAGACTGATAGGGGGTGTCCCCCATGCTTGACCGCAAGGAGATAGACATTGAGATTGCCCGTCTGGAATACGGAGAATCCAGCTACCCGGCCTACGCAAAGCTGGCCAACCTGTATACCATTCGGGACCGCATGGACCGGCAGGAACGTCCGGCGACCTATGAGACATCTTACTCCGCCGCACCGGCAGTTTCTGAGGAATACTCGGTAGTTGATGACTACGGGGACAGCGATTTTTTGCGTAGCGTGTATGGCAGAGATCAGAGAGCGGCGTGGTCCATCATGGATGACCTGATGGACACGCTCCACACAGTAAACCCACGTGTCTACGAAGGTGTTATGCGGAAAATTCGGGCCCTCTAAACTAGTCCGCCTTCCCAAAAGGAGGGCGGATTTGTTACTAACGCAAGATTTTGTGTGATATGATGTGGCAAAAAAAGTTGACTAAAATGAGAATTTATAAACTGGAAGATAACTTTTGCTCTCGATATATGAAGATAATCGATTAAAAATTTAAGAACTTCTTAAATTTTTGAAAAAGGAAAGTGCTGATATACCAGCACTTTCCTGACTTTTGTTACTAACCGTGTTACTAACCCGTTACTAACGCCTGGTTTTTGGTGATTATTTTTTATGCGATTTTTGCCATCTCGGTGGCAAGCCAGGAGGGATCTGGGTGGGTGTATTGTGCGGTGATATTGCCACGTTGCGAGTGCCCAACAATGAACTTTAGGGCCATCTCATCCACCCCAGCTATCTTAGCTCTGGTTACGAAAGTGTGGCGGCACCAGTGTGGTGTAGCACCAGTTACACCTAGAGCGTCCATGACACCTTTGAATGCTGATGCTCGATACCACCTGTCTGATATGGGATTTCCGTCCTGATGGATAATAGTATCTGCCTGATCTGCCATCCAGCGGTCAAAGTATGAGCGGATTTTTGGATGAACAGGAACGGTCCTACCCTTCCCAGCTTCAGTTTTGCTGCCGCCAGTTAAGCATCCTGTGTCTGGATCAAAGTTGAATGGAGTGAGGGACAAAAACTCGTTGATGCGGAGGCCGGTATAGCAGAGCATGAGCACCGTGTCAGCCCATGGGAATCCTTCTTTAGCCAACTTCTCCAGTCTTGCCATCTGTAGGTCGTCAAAGGCACCTTTGGTATGCTTCGGACCGACCTTCGGGACCTGAATAAAAGCGGAGTAGTCCTTCGCAACAATGTCACGTTCCATTAAAAATTTAAACAGAGCTTTGATAAGGATGCAGTCGTTATTAATGGACGAGCTAGACATACCATCCGCCGCATCCTGGTCAATGATAGCCTGGAGATCATCAATAGTAATACTCCTGGCCTTCCGGTCAGCTAGAGCCCCTACACGGCTCCAGGAGGCTTTATAGGATGCCACGGAGGCAGGTCCAGCTATCCTGTACTTTCGAGCGGACCATATCTCATAAGCCTGCCCCCATGTCGTATTGATTGTATCGGCGCTGATATGATTCCCAGCTTGGATTTTCTTGACTAATTCATCCAAGGCGGCCTGTGCCTCGGCGGCCTTCGCATGGTAACTGACGGCTGTTTGGATTACATATCCACGCTTATCTCGCTGGGATATTCTGACACAGTATGGACGGCTCCGGTTACCGGATAGTTTGACCACAGTTCCGGTCCCATTTGCTCGCTTCATGGTGCTCCTCCTTTTTATGGTTGCACCCGTGGTCCCAGTATGATACAATAAAAGGGCGCAAAGGTGCCTTGGATTTATCGGTTTGGGGTGCTTTGCTTCCCGTTGATGTTGGTAGCATCTACGGCCCGCCCTCGGTGTTGGTAGCACCGGGGGCTTTTATTTTTTAAGAAAAATCTGCATAGTCTGTAAAATGCCAACTACAATCGTATAAAGTAAACAGCTTTCTATCCTGCCCTAAAGTATTAATTTTTGAAATTAAAAAAGTTCTTTCTTTTCCGTATTTTTCAATCTCTGATGTTCTTTCTTTATCTTGTTGTATTTCTTTTATGTCATCACTAAAAGCTTCTTGCTCATAATATATCCGATTTAACTCTTTCGTTTCATGCAAATAAGAACGAAAACGACCGAGAATATTTTTCACGAGGAACTCTCCCTTGCTCTTATACCTAAAAATACAACTCCGTCGCCAAATTCCCGTAGGTATACCAACAGACGGCCTTTCGCATGAAGTCCTCAGTTACTCCAAAATACTCAGCTAGATCCCAAATTTCTGTATGACCTTCTGCCACAGCATCGTCTAGTTCATCGACTGACAGCGCCCGTTCGACAGCCCATTTGTCTGCTTTGTATTCATGCTTCGCAACAAGATCGAACGGACTGTTTACTTCATGGGTGGCTCCCGTTGCATAGTGCCCACACTCATGAAGCACAGCGGATTTTTCCTCTGCCTTTGTTTTCAACCTTTTCTTGTCAAGAAATATGCCCCAAGTTTCATAAGGAGGCTTTAGCTTTAGAGTGGTCGCTTTAGAATCCTTTTTGCTGAACGGGAGCCTCCTATCAAATACAAAGACTCCCTCTAGGTCTAACCATTTATATAGGCTATTTAGATTCTCCATTTCTCTTCTTCCTTGCATCATTAAGCTGTTTTGCCATTGATAGAAGGATTTGCTTATCTGCCTCGGTCAAGTCTTTGCTTTCGTTTTGCATCGCAAAAGTAAAATCATCAAAAGTTATCTCGCGCTCATCCTCTTGGGTGGGCGCTTTTTTTGTTTCTTCTCCATATACCTCATCCAGAGTAATTCCCAGAATATCTGCGAATTTTTGGGCGTTTGGTTTGGAAAGGTCTTTGCTTCTCCCATTATTTAATTCCGACATCGTGGAACGGGGAACCCCGGCAGCCTTACAGAGAACAGTCATGTTCTTATAACCGTGTTCCCTTCCAAGTCCTTCTATATGCTTGTACAAATCTTCCATAATTCCTCCCGGCATTTGTGCAAAAAGGCAAAATTACAGATGACCGTACTTTTTACTTGACTTTTACAGCGAACAGTAATATTATAGTCACATGAAGTACGGACGGCTGTATTTATTATCTGTGGCAAGATAAGTATATTACAACTTTCCGTAATTGTCAACAACACGATATAGGGAGGTGAGCAATGGAATGGCACAACTTACGGCGTTCGGCAAGGACATCGGGAAGCGGCTGATTGACTTAGACAAACCGCAGACCTGGTTAATTGAGGAAGTTCGAAACAGGACTGGCTTGTATTTTGATGATTCTTATATGTACAAGATCAAGACCGGCCAGCTCTCCACCCCCAAGGTTGTTCAGGCTATCCGGGAAATTTTGGAAATCCAGAAGTGCGATCATGATAGCACGGGAACTGTCCAATAAAAAGGACTGAATGGGGAGGGGGTGAGAGGGATGGAGAAATTTAAGGAGTGGCTTTATGACTTTCCAGAAAGGCATCCTTATCTTCCGCTTGGCCTGTCTATTGTAGCCCTAATAACTTCAATAGCCATACCAATCCTGCGGAAATTTCTGGCATGAAGGATTTGACCAAAGCAATCACAGCAATCAAAGTTGTTATCCAGTATCTCCGCGAATTTTTTCTGGAATTTGCTTTTGACCGTCTGGAAAACATCAAGAAGTCTTTGCCGCGGTCTGATAAGCGAGCGCCAAAATGCGGCTCATTATTCCACCTGGTGTAATATTTTTCAGCCAACCCAAGACGAATCAACCGATTAAGGGCGTTCTTTGATTTATCATCAAGCAAGATATTTTTAGATTGAAGAAGCTTGAGGGCTTTTGCTTCATCTCTTGAAAGAACGATTTTTTCAAATTCAATCAAATCTATTTTCTCTATCATTTGTAAGCCTCCCTTCTCCGCCAGTATATCACGACAGGGAACGGAGGTAAATATGAAGGAAGCGGCCAATAAAATGACCAGAAAGGAGGAAACCATGAAGAAGCAAGAGACCCCACCTATCGGGGAGAAGGAGATCCTATCACATTCCAATGTGCCAGTTTATTTGGCGGCTCAGTTCATCGGATGGTCCACACCCACGCTGTACCGGGCGCTCCAGGAGCAGAGGGCACCCTTTGGCTTTGGAGTACAGAATCAGGAAACTGGAAGCTGGGCCTATAACATCTCGCCGGGGCTTCTGGTGAAGTACAAACGGGGCGACCTGCCTACTTACAGGCTGCGGGAGGTCGAGGAGCTGGCGGTGGATGGGATTGAGCGAATCGTAAACGAAAGACTATCCGGCTTACAGACTATTTTGAGTGCGGCTTTGTCAGCAACAAAATAATTGCCCCCACCCGTGGTAGCGCACGGATGAGGGCGAAAGAACAGGACAAGTCCTTGCACCTTGTATTTTAGCATGGTGCGGGACGGAATACAAGGAGGAAAAGTGAGACAGTTAAATATTGATCCCGAATTTCGGGATAAGATACCGCCTCTGTCAGCAGACGAGTTCTCCAAACTGGAAGAGAATATCGTTGCTGACGGAGAAGTGCGGGAGCCGCTGGTTGTGTGGCACAACACTATCATTGACGGCCACCACCGTTACAAAATTATCCAGAAGCATCCTGAAATCCCTTTCAGAGTGAAGCAGATGGACTTCCCTGATAAGTGGGCGGCTATTGTTTGGATGTGCCGGAACCAGTTGGGACGGCGGAATATCACTGATGAGCAAAAGACCACACTGATTGGTGAGGCATACAAGGCGCAGAAGATGTCTATGGGGGCATCTGATGGGTTTCGAGGAAATCAATACACAAAGACAGAGGTAAGTCTTCAAAGTGAAGACCTACCAAAACAAGGAAAGACAAAAGATGTAATTGCAAAGCAATTCGGCGTTGGTGGATCTACAGTTGAGCGAGCGGAACATTTCGTAGACGGATTAAACGAAGCAGAAAAGATCTCTCCCGGTATCAAAGAGGCCGTCCTGTCCGGTTCTGTGAAAGCCCCCAGGTCCGTTATCTCTGAAATCCGAAACGCCCCGGAGGAAAAGAAACGCGAGGCCGTGGAGGCTATCAAGAATGGCGACACGGACACCGCGAAGGCGATTCTCCGCCCTATCCCAAAGGTTGAGCCGGAAGTCCCTCCTGCTCCATTTACCGTGTCGGAGTTTCAGGAGCTCATTCATACTGCTATCAAGGCCCTGGATGCTTCTTTGAAACAGCATATGGTTCTTGTCCACCGAGAAATGCTTGATATTCCTGCTGGGCGTGACGCCGCTATGAAAGAACTGGACAGAGGCGTTGAGGTCATCGAAAAGTACAAAAACATGGTAAGGATGGTGAGAGAGAATGGCACAGAAAATTGAAGTCCAGCTTTTAGACCTCAACACAAAGGACATCCTGATTGATGACCTTGGCCAGAGGGACGTAAACCGGCGTAGGGCGCAGTTCAACAAGATCATGCGGACATTCGACCCGAACCTCGTTCAGCCTATCAGCGTAGCCCTGATTGATGGAAAGTATTACTGCTTTGATGGGCAGATGACAATGAAGGTCTTAAAGGCCAGAAACGCCGGTCGTGACCTCTGCGTAAAGTGTCGGGTCTATAACGGAATGACAAAAATGGACGCAGCTAATATGTTCATTAATCAGAGAGGGACAACGAGCCGCGTCACACTGACCGACAAAATACGGGTCCTTGGAAACTATGGAGATAAACAGTCAATCGATTTCCAGAGGGTTACAGAGGCTAACGGCCTCGAAATTTCGTGGACCGGAAACAAGGCTAAAAACGCTGTCGTAGCAGTCAGCACTCTATGGAACGAGTTTCTTGCAATTAACGACAACGAACTGTATGCGATGTATATCCGCGTTATAAAAGGCGCGTGGAACGGGGACCCGGCTGGCGCACAGGCGCAAATCTTGAAGGGGCTTGGCCTTTTCCTTCGGACGTACAAAGAACAGGCGAAAGAGGACATATTGATCCAAAAACTAAGCAGGAAGCATCCAAATGACTTAATTAGAGACGCACAGGTGGATAGGTCATCCGGTGCCAGAAAGTACGCTGTACAAATTTTGCTGGCATATAACTATGGGCAGAGAGAAGAAAACCGATTACCAAACCTGTTATAAAAATCGCCCCATCAGGTGCTGGACACACCTGACGAGGCTGGCAAACCTAACTGAGTAGGCAATTAGGCTTGATAGATACATCATACTAGAACATCCGTTCTCTGTCAAGCCGGAAAGGAAAATTTTATGAAAAAAACGCTTGAAGAGAACGACAGCATTAAGGACCTTGGGACGCAGAGCCGGAATTCTAGGATGCACATGAACAATCTGGAACGGGATCATTATGGAGTTGATGTGCCGGAGCTGCTTAAAACGGTTCGGAATTTAGCCGAAGTCATGGCGAGAATCCTAGACCGGGAGGAGAGAAATGAAAACTCCAAATGAGACAGTCCGCCGTATCACCCAGCGGGCTATGGAGCGGCATAGGCTCTCACAAAGGGGCATTGCCCATGAGATCGGATGCGGCGATGGCTCTATCGCAAAGCTCCTGGACGAGCAGGAGGTACGCCTTACTCAAGAGCAGTGGTTCTATTTGATGACACTGGGAGGAATCAGAATTGTTTGAGTTTTTATCCGTGGTGTGCATGGTGTGCATTGTAATCTGTACCGCCCTCGCTGTGGCGGAATTTATGGAAAAGAGGCGGAAGAAGTGAAAAAGTATGAGTTGACATCTGAAACGAAGGTCTTCCTTGGGAAAACCTTATACCGCATCAAAGCTCTGGTTCAGTTTGGAAATGTAAATGCTGGCGATCTAGGTGGCTGGATTGAGAAGGAGGAAAATTTGAGTCAGTCCGGCAACGCCTGGGTGTACGGCAACGCCTGGGTGTACGGCGACGCCAGGGTGTCCGGCGACGCCTGGGTGTACGGCAACGCCGAGGTGTACGGCAACGCCGTGGTGGACGGCAACGCCAGGGTGTACGGCAACGCCTGGGTGTACGGCAACGCCGTGGTGTACGGCAACGCCGTGGTGGACGGCAACGCCAGGGTGTCCGGCAACGCCAGGGTGTCCGGCAACGCCGAGGTGTACGGCAATGCCGAGGTGTCCGGCAACGCCAGGGTGTCCGGCAACGCCGAGGTGTGTAAGATAGGTACTGTCTTTTGGATCGGAGCTATTGGCTCTCGCAACGGAACCACAACCTTTTTTCGATGTAAAGACGGAAAGATCTATGTTTCCTGTGGGTGCTTTTTGGGGGATCTGGAGGAGTTTTCCGACAAGGTAAAACAGACCCACGGAGACAACGAACATGGACGAGTTTATATGCTTGCTATTGAGATGGCAAAGGCCAGGATTGTGGAGGAAAAGAATGAAGTACATTGAGGACGGACGCTCTCTGGTGGAGCGAAACCACGACGCTAGAGAATATTGCTATCAGTGCCGCCGGGAGCGTGAGGCACGCATGAACCGCATTGTGAGGCAGTGCCTGGTGGTGTCTAGCATGATCTTTATGTGCTCTCTGCTGGTGGGGTGGGCGCTGTGAGAGATCCGCAGGATGCATCTCCTGCATGGTACTGCTCCAAATGTGGGGCAGAGCAGTACGAGACAGACCCCATTATCCTGGAGGATGGACGGAGGATGTGCGCCAACTGTTTCCAGGATCGGGTAAAAGAACTGCTCCGGGTCAGCCCCGCAATCGTGGCTGACTGTCTTGGTATGAGATATGAGGAGGCGATTTGATGGAAAACAAGTTTTTAGAACGTGTAGGCCAGCTCCAAGCGGAGCTTAAGGCACCAAAGGGGCAGACCAACAAGTTTGGCGGATACAAATACCGCTCCTGTGAGGACATTTTGGAGGCGGTGAAGCCCCTGCTCCAGAAGCACCGATTGGTACTGACGGTGGGAGACGAGCTGATGAACTGCGGGGACCGCTACTACGTTTGTGCCACCGCCACCCTGAGGGATATGGATGGGGATGACTTTATGACCAACAGTGCCTATGCCAGAGAGGCGTCAGAAAAGAAGGGGATGGACGAGGCCCAAGTCACTGGCACAGCCTCTTCCTACGCCCGGAAGTACGCCCTAAACGGCCTATTCTGCATTGATGATACAAAAGACCCGGATACAAACGAGTACACGGAGCGGACTAGGGATCATAGCAGAAAGCGTGAGACACCTCTATACTGCTCTGATTGCCGGACGCAACTGGTAGACGGGGTGAAGCGAGATGGAACCCCTTGGCCAGTGGCGGACATCATAGCCTATTCCACTGGGCGGTTTGGGCGGCAGCTCTGCCCGGTATGCCAGAAAAAAGCGTTTGCGGCTGAAAAGGCGGCGGGACAATGACCCTCACGTTTACAGAGGCCCGTATCCAGATGGACAGCGGGGTTTGGCTGTGCCTAAAGGTCAATGAGCCCGCTCCAGCCAGAACTTTCATTCTGGACAAGCAAAACCGCATCTATGACTGCGAAATCAAGGAGCACCGGGAAAAGCGGAGTCTAGACGCCAATGCCTACTGCTGGGTCCTTTTAGACAAGCTGGCGGACGCTATCCGCTCTACGAAGGAGGAAATCTATCTCCAGAAAGTGCGGGAAATCGGGATTTTCCGGGACTTCATTCTGGAGGCGGCGGCGGTCAAGACTTTCCGCACGGTGTGGGAAAGGCAGGGGACGGGATGGCCCACGGAGATCGTGGATTATTCCAGGTCCGGGGATCGTCAGGTAGTCCGGGCGTACTACGGCTCCAGCCAATATAACACAAAGCAAATGTCCCGGCTCATTGACAGCATCGTGCAAGACTGCAAGGACCTTGGCATTGAGACATTGCCGCCTGAGAAGCTGGCGGCCATGAAGGAGGAGTGGGGCCGTGCATAAACAGACCAAGCAAACAGCCATATCAGCCAGTGTCAAGGCCGCTGTGGCCGCGCGGGACTGCACCCACGGCCCCGCAACCTGTATCCTCTGCGGAGCTCCGGGAGGCCCCCACTGTCATGTGGTACGCCGCTCCCAGGGCGGCATGGGGGTGGTGGAGAACATCGTTACCCTGTGCGGCCCCTGCCACTACGCTTTTGACGAGGGGCTGTTTATGGATCGGCTGCGGCCTCTGGGATTCCATTCTCAGGCGGACATCAGGGCATACATCATCAACTATCTCAGAGGCTTTTATCCTGACTGGACCGAGGAGAAAGTGAGGTATCACAAATGGGACAGTGTGAGCGAGTCCTCCAGTACATAAAGGATTTTGGTTCTATCAACCCGGCACAGGCATTTTTGGATCTGGGTTGCTACCGACTGGGAGCGAGGATATATGACCTCAGGCATAAGCATGGGTATTCAATCAAGAAAACAACTGTCAGCGCAAAGAACCGATACGGCGAGGCAGTGAGCTACGCCGAATACAGATTGGAGGATAACAATGCTGAATAAAATCGTGCTGCAAGGAAGACTCTCGAAAAATCCGGAGCTTCGCCACACTCAGGGAGGAAATCCCGTGGCCTCCTTCCGCCTGGCGGTGGATCGGGACTTTAAGGACAAGCAGACTGGCGAGAAAGCCACCGACTGGATAGACGTGGTGGCCTGGCGGAACACAGCGGAGTTTGTCAGCCGATATTTTACTAAGGGACGTATGGCTGTTGTGGAGGGCCGGCTCCAGATGCGTGACTGGACGGACAAGGACGGCAACAAGCGCACCAGCGCTGAGGTGGTAGCCGACCATATCTACTTCGGGGACTCTCAGCGGAGCGGGGACACCTCCAACACCAGCGGGGACTACGGAGCGCCGGAGCCCCAGCAGGACGGCTTTTCTGAACTGGCCGACGATGACGGCAAACTCCCGTTTTAAGGGGATGAGATAAGATGGCAAAGAACAAAGACCCCGCCGTTTTGTTCTATACATCCGATTTCCTGGGCGGGGCGGCTCTGATGAATATGAAGGAGCGTGGCCAGTACATCACCCTTCTGTGCCTCCAGAGGGAGCGGGGGCACATGACGGAGGGGGAGGTAGCCCGTGCGGTCGGGAGGCTGTCTGAGGAGGTCCGGGGGAAGTTCGAGACGGACGAGGACGGCAAGCTGTTCAACCGCCGAATGGAGGAGGAGATCAAAAAAAGGGAGGCTCACTCTCAACGGCAAAGAGAGAATGTGGCAAAGCGGTGGAATAAACAAAAGGATGACGATGGTATGTCCAGTGGTAATACCATGGTATTACCTTTAGGAAATGGAACATCATCATCGTATATAGATAACTTATCGTTAGAACAGGAAACATCCTCCGCACGCACGCGCGAAGCCATCGCCACCGTCATGTCTGCGTACCTGGATAAAATCAACGCCAATCCGTCACAACAGAGCCTTGATGAGCTAAAGGGCTATGTGGAGCAGATGGGGCCGGAGTGCTGTCAAAGGGCGTTTGATATTGCCCTGGATGAGAAAAAAACGTCCTGGTCATATATCCGGGCGATCCTGCGAAACAAGCTGGCTCAAGGCGTTCGATGTTTAGCCGATTGGGACGCGGTGGAAGACAAGCGGAAGGGGGACGGAGAGGATGATTACTGGGCCAAATGACGCCCTGTTGTTCCGTCCTGAGTTCATAGACCCATCCCAGCCCACGGGGCTTTGGTGGGTACGGAACGCGGAGGACGTGGACGCAGTGAGGATCAACGCGGTGTGCAAATCGCTGACAGCACCCTGGTCTGAGGTCAACGGATGGACGGAGTGGCTGGCTCAGTTCCCGTATATCCTGCTGGCGATCCCACCTGGTGCCGCACAGGATGAGGCGGCGGAGCAGTTGACCGCGCGAGTGCCCATCCCGGTGATGGTACCAGCGCCACGTGACTTCCTGGGGTGCGAGACGGTGTGGTCATTGCGGGAGGAGGGCGGCCTGAAAGCCATTGACCGGCTGTTGCTCAACGCGGAGGAGCTGCCCACTCAAGGATTGCTCAACCTGGCGGATGTGGACACAACACAGCGGAAAAACGCCAAGCGGGTGGTGTCCGGTATCCCTGACCTGGACCGGGCCATTGGAGGCTTTGTAGGCGGAGAGCTGTCCGTCTGGACCGGAAAGCGTGGGGAGGGCAAGAGCACAATTCTGGGACAGATATTGTTAGACGCGGTGAACCAAAGCCATTGCGTCTGCGCCTACTCTGGGGAGCTTCCAAAGGAGCAGTTTAAACTTGGGCTGCTCCAGCAGGCGGCGGGTTATCTCCACACCCGGCGGCGGGAGGACCAACGGACGGGCCGAGTTATGTACGATGTTGAGGATCGGGTTATACCAGCAATCAACGAGTGGTGGGACAAGATGCTGTTTTTAACGGACATTCAGCAGAAGAATGCCCATGACGAGGACAACATTCTCAAACTTTTCGAGTATGCCAACCGGAGGTATGGGTGTGACACGTTTCTTGTAGATAACATCATGACGGCTGAACTAAAGAACGAGCAGCAAATTGGATTTTGGAGGGCGCAGTCCTCATTTGCCGGGAGGCTGGTGGCGTTTTCAAAGCGGCTGGATGTCCATGTGCATCTGGTGGCGCATCCCAGGAAAACGGACGGCCCGATTGAAGCGGACGATGTAGGTGGGAGCGCGGATATTACAAACCGGGCTGACAACGTGTTCAAGGTCGAGCGGGTACCGGAGGAGAAGGTGCGGGAGGTGGGATATTCTACACTCCTGACCGTGCTGAAGAATAGAGAGTTTGGAGCGAGGGATCGGGTGCGGCTTGATTACAACGAAGCGTCTAAGCGGTTCTACCAGGCTGATGGAAGCCCGTCAAAATGTTACACATGGGAGTTGAAGATGAAGAATGGATAGGGCGCGAATAATGGAGCTGATAGAGGGAGAGATCAGACGGAGAGAGGCGCTGATTCAAGCCGGGACATTCTTCGCGGAAGACCATCGGGAAGTTGCGCAGGCGCTTCGAATTGTGTTGGAGGCATACAAGGCCCCGCCAGCAGTGGAAAATATCGTTATAGCCCAAGAGCCACTGCGTGAAAAGTGGTGGAGGAAAACATGCGGCTGATCATCCCGTTTTCTCTGCCTGGTCTCAACGAGTACATAGAAGCGGAACGGGGCCACCGGCAGAAGGGGGCAAAACTGAAACGGGATTGCCAGACATCGGTAATCATAGCTCTTAGACGTCAAATCAGAACGCCTTTGCGGGAGCCTGTGTTCATGCGATACCTCTGGGTGGAAAAAAACCGGAGGCGGGACAAGGACAACATCTCCAGCTTTGGCCGGAAGGTTATCCAGGACGCCTTAGTGAAGATGGGTGTTCTGAGGAATGACGGCTGGGAGAATATCGAAGGATTTTCTGACAGCTTCGCTGTGGACAAGGGAAAGCCAAGGATAGAGATCGAGATCGAGGAACCAGGAGAAAAACCATAGGAGGAGATATCGTGAAGGATGAGAAGGCCGCCCTGCTGGGCGACAAAGAGGCGGCGAAGCTAACCCATCTATCCCTGTTTTCCGGCATTGGAGGCTTGGATCTTGCGGCGGAAATGGCTGGATTTAAAACCGTTGGACAATGTGAGTGGGCGGACTATCCGACAAAGGTGCTGGAAAAACACTGGCCAGATGTGCCACGCTGGAGGGACATCAGGACGCTGACAAAGGAGAGCTTTTATGAAAAAACAGGACTGCGAACAGCTGACATTGTTTCAGGAGGATTTCCGTGCCAGCCCTTCTCCGTTGCCGGGAAGCGAAGAGGCAGTGACGATGACCGTTACCTCTGGCCTGAAATGCTTAGAGTTATATCGGAACTCCGGCCCGCTTGGGTCGTTGGCGAGAATGTTGCTGGGATCGTCAATATGGCACTCGACCAGGTGTACGCTGACCTGGAAAACGAAGGTTACTCCGTCCAAGCGTTTATTATTCCGGCTTGTTCCGTCGACGCCCCGCACAGGAGGGACAGATGCGCGATTATCGGGTGTAGAGCGCTGGAAAGAAAACATAACGGGAGAGGACGGAGAACCTATTCTTTGGAAAACTCCGATTGCGTCAGATTCGGCGAACCGGAAGTTTTATCACAACAGCAGGGGCGAGCCAAATTTGAGCGGGATGGTGAAGATGTGGCCCACGCCGAAAGCGCAGAACAGCAGAGGGAATGGAGAGAGGCACAGAGACGGAGGGCCAAGCCTGGACGTGGTGGCTGGTGGCCAATTGAACCCGACATTTGTAGAGTGGCTTATGGGGTTCCCTCTCGGGTGGACCGACTTAAATGCCTTGGAAACGCAGTAGTTCCCCAGCAGTTTTATCCGGTGTTTCAGGCCATAGCGGACATAGAGAAGGGGATTATACATGGATGACATTAAATTAGCGATGCTCGGCTCAAAAGAGGCGGCCAGACGGCTGACGGAGGCGGGGGTGCTGTTGCCGTGCCCAGGGTGCAGAGGTGAGGACGCGAAGCACAGGGCCGTGATGGCATGTGTAATGATTGAATGCCCATGTGGGTTTATGGCGGCGGGGTACGACTTGGAAGAAGCACGGCAGATATGGAACACCCGTGCGCCGATTTTGAGCGCGGAGGAGATGGAGATGCTGGAGGCGCTGAAAGATGGCAGTACGACTGATTGACGGTAACGAACTGTTGAAAAAGTTCGCATATAGCCCAGCAGATACAGAGGATGAACAGGTTTTTAATGCGGCGGCAAGGAAAATAATCCAAGAGGTGCCAACCATCACCCCGCCGAACGAGTGGGTGAGCGTGAATAAGAGGTTACCAGAGAAGCGAAAAGATGTGCTGGTACACTACGGGAATGGCCGCATTGGCATTGACTGGATTGATAGCACTCAATGCTTTGTGTTTGATGAGCTCTATGGGCGAGTCACCCATTGGCTACCAATCCCGGAACTGCCTGACCGCCGCCCGCCGGAGGGAGAGGACGGTGATGCCAACCATGCCTGAGCATATTTTGAGCCTCAGCTATGGTTAGCTGACAAGGATTCGTTGGCTTGTCTGGGAGCGATTGAGGAACTTGGATGGCCACTTGACCGGATCGTGCATGCCGAAGTTTGGGCCACAGACACCATCCCTGCCGACCTGCCGCCGATGGTGGAGTTTAAGTCCAAGGCCGACAAGATCGTCAAGGAGCGGTGGGGAATCGAGGTGGAGCACGTTAGGGCGAAGCGCTGTTATCAGGACTTGTTCTACATGATTTGCGAGGGCGACGGAGAGCGCGGCGGGAAAATATACGGCTGGCCCTATCAGAGAGGGCCTTGGTGTAATAGCCGTCTAAAGCAACACGTTCTAGGGCGGCTCCTGAGAGACGCCGTCCAGTACATCGGCATCGCCGCAGACGAACCGAATAGGTTCCATAGCCTGTCTGACAAAAAGAAAAGTCCTCTGGTGGAGGCAGGATGGACAGAGACGGATTGCCGCCGATGGTGTGAAGAGAACGATTTGCTATCCCCAATCTACACCACCGCTACCCGTGGAGGATGCTGGTTCTGCCACAATCAGAGTGTAGGACAGCTCAGGATTCTTCGGAAGAGCTACCCGGATTTGTGGGCGCTGATGCTCAAATGGGATAAGGATAGCCCCGTGACGTTCAAGGCGGACGGACATACAGTTCACGACTTTGACAGGCGCTTCCAACTGGAGGATGAGGGGATGATCTATGTGGATGATAAAGTTTTCCGCTGGTCAATGCTGGACGACGAACTAAACTACCGGCTGTTTTAGCCGGAGGGAGAGGAGGACGCCTGATGAAATGTGAGAGCTGCACCAAATATGACGATTGCCGTACTGGGTCTGGCCTGACATGGCCGTGTGGTGCGTATCAGCCAAAGGCCATTCCAAACTGCATCGGCTGCCCTTACATACACCCAGACAACGGGAACTGCACGGCGGTTGGTGGATTTTGCACCGCTGTTCCGGCGGCACATTGCCCGCTCATCCCAGAGCTGCGGGCCGAGCTGGAGCAGGTGAAGCGAGCCCTTGCTATGATGTGGTTTTCCTATATCAACAGCGACAAGGAGATGCCGCATAGCTATGAAACCGAGGCGCTGGAAGAGGCGGAACGCATTTTAGGCTCGTGGGCTGAGTGTATGCCGAAGTATCTAAGGCGCGGCCCGAAGGAGGACTGACATGGAACGGTTGACTGTAAAAACCGGCGTTTATCAGAATGGGAAGCATGAAATAATTGCAGGGATGAAGTGTGGCATGGAGTTGAATGACATTTTTGACCGTCTCGCCGCCATCGAGGACATTCTCTGCGACGGCACAGGCGAATACGACCTTGACCGCCTGCGCGTGCTGTGCAACCAGCGCATGACCATGCGGGACGAGGTTTCGCAGCGATTCAGCTTGACAGCTAAGATTTCGTTGGACAGGCTGAGGGAGATAGCCGAGGCCGAACGGGAGGGGCTGTGCGTGGTGCTGCCCGTAAAATTACATGATAAGCTCTATTATGTAGATAAAGAGCAGGTGCGGGAAACGGAAGTTGAGTCTATCCACAATTGGACAAGTGGATGCTGGAAACTATCGACACATACAGACAGGAAATCCACTCACTGGATAGGTTACGAGGTAGATTTTAACGGAATCGGGAAAACCGTCTTTCTCACTCGTGCCGAGGCCGAGGCCGCACTACGGAGGGAGCAGGGATGAACATCGGGGATAAGGTAGTCTGTGTGCTGAGTGGAGTATGTGGGGTTATAGTTAAAATTTATACCCCTACTGCCAGCGCACCACAAATTATGGTTAGAACAGGAGACGGCAGGCTATATCATGCCCCATACAATACATGGAGGAAACAGGAATGAAGGAGTACATCGAGAGGGAGCAGGCAATCGCCCTGTTTTATCCAGTTGACCCGGAAAATGATGGATCAGATGGATGCACTATTGTTTACAAGTCTGGGAACTTTAGTTCTTCCGAGATCGAGGCCATGCTGTCAGACCTCCCCGCCGCCGACGTTGCGGAGGTGGTGTACTGCCAAAACTGCAAGTACCGCATCTATAAAGATATGGGCGATGATATTGGCATGATCGGAGGGTGCCAGGTGTGGGGCGTGGCTCTCCCTGGGGATTTCTATTGCGCCCATGGCGCTCACGTGGACAAGGAGGACGAGCATGGAAGCGAATTTGATTGACCGCGATGTTGCAGAGGATTATTTTGGGTGCTCAGATTGGGAAATCTTAGCAAAAGAAACTCTTAGAGAAGTGCCCCTTGTCTCCGCCGTGCCTGTGGTCAGGTGCCGGGAGTGCAAATATCAAGATGAATGTATTCGCCGCATTGAATTTATTGGGAGAAATCCTGTGCTTGAGCAAAACACCTACGAATATCATCCGCTGGAGTTTTGTTCTTACGGACAGCGAAAGGAGGCCGAGCATGAAGTTTCGGAACCCTGAGACGGGGGAAGTGTTATCCATTTCAGATGCAGTAGACCATTACTGCAAGCAACGATGGTGTGATAACTGTGCTCTTAGAGAGCCGGTAGGAGACCCTGACAAAGTATGTGCAGATTGGGCAGAATACCACCCCCACGAAGCCGCCCGCCTGATGGGGTTCGAGGTGGTGGAGGATGATTGCGTGGAGCCACGAAAACATAAGGAGGAGGCCAACATGGACAAACAGACGAGCGAGTCTCAAGAACCGTTTTTTGCATTTCTGCGCCTTTTCAAACGTGAACTTGAGAATACATTCGGCGACGTGGAGACTGAGGGAAAATGGTACGATCTCAGCGGTACAAGCGGATGGGCCAAAGCATTAAAAACGGCCTCAGAAGCAAAAATGCCGGAAATCTGGGCCTTGTGGGACAAGCTGGATTGGTGGGCCTCCGATTTGCTGGACTGCTGGCTCGTTGACTGCGCTAAGTATATGGATTTGTGTAAGGAGGAAGACATGGACAAGCAGAAGCCCTACATCTGCCAGCGGTTAGGGGTAGAAGTCGGAGAGCGCTTCAAAATCAAGCACTACTCAGACAAAATCGAGTTTTGGATATTGGAGAATGGTACATACCAGACAGAGCCACCCAACAAAGCAAATTCCAGCGTTGCGCTTTTGATTTCACTAGACCACCCCGACCGCATCATCCGCAAGCCACGCTTCACCCAGCAGGAGGTGGAAAGGGCGAAGGCTATCAAGACACTGTGGCCATGTGCAAAAGCGATTGTGAAAGCCGAATCTGGGGCCATTTCTGTTGTTGGTGCGACGATAGAGCTAAACGTAGACCATTTCCCCTCCCTCCACCCTGGCAAAACCGTCACCCTTGACGAGATCATAGGAGGTGCCAAATGACCAGAGAAATCCTTTTCAAAGCCAAGCGGCTGAGTGATGGTGCATGGGTGGAAGGTT